GTCATCAAAAATTTTTAGCCCCCTCCCCTTTCGGGGAGAGAGCCGAGAGTAAACCTTTAAACTTGTTCACTAATTGGTATTGAATCATTTACTTTTATAATTTTAAATTGATTCAAATGATCTTTAAAAGAATATTTTTCACGTTTACCATGACAATTGATTTCTAAAAAAGGATATATACTTTCTAAGTAATCCTCTCTTAAATAATTGATAGCATCTTTTTTATTTTTAAATCCTCTTGCCTCTATTAAATTATCTATTTTACCTATTACTTGATACATTTTTTTACCTTTCAAAAAAATTGGTGTGGAATAAATCCACACCATATTAAATTAAGCTTGTTGTCTATCGTCCCAAGTTTCAGCGTATCCACCTATGGTATAATCACAAACTGTTTCATTAGGTGAATTTCCGTGAACCAAAAAAGCTGAACCGTGTTCTGTTATCTTGCCTTGATCATCTTTTTTAAAAAACTCAATTGATGAACAATCACAAGCTGTCGCATCGTCCCAAGCTTTACTTAGATTTGTTCCAACATAGGCAGGTTCATAATCATCTTCATAATAAACTCTAATAATGAAACCATCTTTAATAGCATCTTTTATTAATTTTTTACCTTGATCCATTTTTTTTACTCTCTCTATTTGTTTAAGTTATAAGATCATCCTATACTATCCCAGGAATCATAACAAGTATTAATTTAATTATTTTATTTTTTACTACCTGGGTGTGACATAAATGTCACATAAAAACGGTCATCTTAACCTACGGTCAAGCTGACAACGGTCATGGAATGACCTACGGTCATACTTTTTATACGGTCATGAAAGACCTACGGTCTTACTATATTACGGTCATTTTTCAAAAATTTTTTTTAAGCAAAAAAATAGCAGGCTAAAACCTGCTATTTGATTTTTAAGATTTTGTAGTTTATGCAACTACAAAATCATTGAAAGAATTTTTTGCAAGTGATCCCTTTGCTTTTAATGCAATAACATGACCATGCTTTGTTGAGTTATCAATATCGGATAAATCACCATTAAAAACGGGACGTCCTAGAAAATACTTTGGAAAAGTATTTCTAAAAACTACGGCAATAGGATTGCTAAAATCTAAAGCTTTAGATACTTGATTTAAATACGCATCACGTCCTGAGTATGAAAACATTAATTTATAATTTTCAATTTTATTACAAGCCTCTAATCTATTAGCTCTTTTAGTATAATCATAAAAATAAATATTTTTAAACAAATCAAATATACAAGTATTTTCATAAGGTATGTCGGACAATACGTTTAAACGTGCTGACGGATTAACATTATTCTTTTTACAATTAATAACATGTAAATTTAACTCATGTACTAATAATTTCATGAATAAATCATAATCATTATTATATAAATTACTTTTATTATTTCTTGCATTAACAACATTGTTAAAACGTCCACGTCCAGCAGATTTTAAACATAATTCAAAACATCCTGCTTTTATACTCATAGGGCAAAATTTAATGCTAGGCATTAATGAAAGACCTGCAACATTGTAAATGCCTTTAGAAGATTTTTTAAGCTTAGTATTAGCCCCAAACCTATCAAGTAAGCAATTAACATTATAAGTATGTTTAACATAATCTTTTATTTCTTTTATTTCTTTTACTGTGTTTGTAATCATTTTTTACTCTCTCTCTATTAAGTTAATTTATAAGACTATCCTATATTATATTTTATAGTATAACAATAATTATTTTAATCATTTTTAATTATTTATTTATGGTGTGATAAAAATGTCACAGCTTAAAAACCTGGAAGAGAATGATAATCATTCGCAATTGGGGTAACTATGTGAATTTCAAAAATAAGTTTTAAGAACCAAGGCCCCCCTCCCCCACATATGACCGTAGGCTGTTTACAGCCTACGTCTGTAATAGTTAGGTTGATAATTTCATTCAAATGTATTATCGTTCGAACATGTTAAAAAATTTAGAAGCACTGCCAGACGAGATTCTTAAAGAAACCCTGTTACTGGAAGAACAACTAAAGAGACTAGAAACTCGTGAGTTAGCCCGTGATAAATTCATGGCGTATGCAAAGCATGTGTATGACGGTTTCATTGAAGGTAGGCATCACAGCATCATAGCCGAGAAGCTAGAACTGATAGCCCAGGGCAAACTAAAAAGGCTTATTGTAAACATGCCTCCCAGACATTCTAAATCTGAATTTGCATCCTATCTCATGCCATCTTGGTTCTTGGGACGTAATCCAAAATTAAAAATTATACAGGCTACCATGAACACTGAACTTGCTGTAAGATTTGGTAGGAAAGTCCGAGATCTCATAGCCGATCCCATATATGCTGAGATCTTCCCCAACACGGACTTGAAACAGGATAGCCAAGCAGCAGGTCGTTGGGAGACTAGTGCTGGCGGGGAATATTTCGCTGCGGGGGTGGGTGCTGCAATGACAGGTCGTGGTGCGGATTTATTAATTATTGATGATCCACACTCGGAACAAGATGCTTTATCGGCTAGTGCTTATGACACAGCTTATGAGTGGTACACTTCTGGACCTCGGCAGAGACTACAACCGGGGGGTACCATAATAATTGTGCAAACCAGATGGTCTAAGAAAGATTTGACAGGCAGGTTACTGGGGGCACAGGCAAAAGACATTATGGCAGATCAATGGGACATAGTTGAATTTCCAGCTATACTTCCTTCGGGGGAACCATTGTGGCATGAATTCTGGAAAAAAGAAGAGTTACTAAAAGTCAAAGCGTCACTATCTCCTGGTAAATGGAATGCTCAGTGGCAACAAGATCCTACATCCGATGACATAGCTATGGTCAAACGAGAGTGGTGGCAGTTGTGGGAGAGGGAAGACACGCCACGATTGGATTACATAATTCAAAGTTACGATACGGCTTACAGCAAAAAAGAGACTGCTGACTATTCTGCTATTACGACTTGGGGTGTATTTGAGCCAAAAGAAAACGGAGAGCAGCATTTAATTTTGTTAGATGCTAAAAAAGGGCGTTGGAATTTTCCGGAACTCAAGGAGATTGCTGTAGAGCAAAACGAATACTGGGAGCCAGACATGATGTTAATAGAAGCAAAAGCTTCTGGTTCTTCTTTAGCTGATGAGTTACGATTAATTAATTTACCTGTTACTACTTACAGTCCCGGTAGGCGAAAGGGTGGGGGTGGTATGGACAAGACCACGAGGATGCATATGGTATCTCCTATTTTCGAATCTGGAAAAGTGTGGTATCCTGACGAAAGGTTTGCTGACGAAGTTATCGAAGAGGTTGCTTCTTTTCCGAATGGCGACCATGATGACTATTGTGATAGCATGACTATGGCACTAATGAGGTTTAGACAAGGCGGATTTATTAGTTTACAAGGGGAAGAGATCGCAGAAGATTGGTTTCCTCGTAGAGCAAGAGAATATTACTAGGAGATATAAATGTCGCAAAAAAACAAAAAATTATCAAAAAAAATAGACAAAAAAGCACAGTCTATAAAAAAGGCAATAAAAAAAATAGACATGCCACTTGAAGATATTTTTTCTGAAATAGAAAAAAATAAAGAAAGCTATCTAAATAGAAAATCTGGCGGTGTCGTCAAAAAAGCAATGGGCGGGGTAATGAAAGCTCGTGGTGGAACATTTAAAGGTACTTATTAATGGCTAAAAAACAATTATCCGATTTAACTAAAAAAGATTTGTTAAAAAAATTTGGATCTGCTCTTGCTAGTGGCTATGATACGAATATAGGTCAGTATTCAAGAAGTAACACTAAAGAAGATGTGATACAAGATATCCAAGGACTAGGACTTAATCAAGGAGACGATTTCACTGAAAGAAAAAAAGGTGGTACAATTAAGAAAAAATACACTAAGAAAAAGACAGTGAAAAAGGGTAAGGGTAAAACCGTTACTAATAGGTTTTCAAATAGATTACGTCCTACAAAGAGTAAAAAAACAAGGATAACATAATGGCAATACAACCTAGACAAATAGCAGGCATGGTAGAAGAATCGATGGGAGCGGGTGGTCAATTCACTCCCGAAGAAGATAGTCTCCAGATCGAAGTACCGGGTACCGAGGCTCAACTCCCTGACGGCATAGAACTTATGGAAGAGGGGGTAACTGAGGTTATTGCCGAGCCTTATGATCACAATGCCAATCTAGCCGAGGTTCTTGACGAAGACGTACTTGGCTCTTTGTCCTCGGATCTTCAAGCTAAATTTCGTGAAGATTTAGAGTCTAGGGAAGATTGGGAAGAAGCTATATCTAAGGGATTAGGGTTACTGGGGATAAACTACGAGGATCGAAGTGAACCCTTCTTAGGGGCAAGTGGTGTAACACACCCATTACTTTCTGAAGCTGTCACCCAGTTTCAAGCACAATCATATAAAGAGATGTTGCCAAGTGGCGGGCCAGTAAAGACTCAGGTTCTAGGAACTCCGACCTCGGAGACTGAAGCACAGGCACAGCGTGTAGAAGACTTCATGAATTATCAGATTACTGAGATCATGGAGGAATATGACCCAGATACAGATCAGATGTTATTTTATTTGCCATTAACTGGATCTACATTTAAAAAAGTTTATTTTGACGAAACAAAGCAGAGAGCCGTTTCCAAGTTTGTTCCAGCTGAAGATATGGTTGTTCCATACTCGGCTAGTGATTTAAGAACAGCGGAGAGGGTGACACATGTTGTTAGAATGTCATATAATGAGATTCGCAAACTACAAGTAGCAGGAGTATATAGAGATGTTGAACTATCTGAAGCGGATGATGGCGAAG